TTAATTATAGGTCATTCAGTAATGGGCTTTGATTTACCTGCGATTGAAAAGGTAACTGGCTATAAATATAAGGGAGAAATACTAGATACATTGTTGTGTTCTAGACTTATCTGGTCAAATCAAACTGAAATTGACTATGGTAAAAAAGAACTTCCACCTAAACTTATAGGTAAACATTCAATAGAAAGTTGGGGTTACAGACTAGGTCTTCGTAAAGGAGACTTTGCACAAACAGCTACATTTGATGTTTGGACACAGGATATGCAGGATTATTGTGTACGAGATGTTGAAGTAACTTACCTATTATACAAATTAATTGAGAAACAAAATTATTCTGAAAAAGCTATTAAGTTAGAACATGACTTTGCACACTGGATTATAAAACAAGAGCAAGGTGGTGTTGATTTTGATGAGACGACTGCTCAGTCGCTTTTCTTGTCCTTACAGAAACAAAGACTGGAGATTGAACAAAAACTTTCTGCAGTCTTTGGTACATGGAGAAAGTCTACAGGTTTTAAAACTTATAAAAGAGATAATAAAAAAAGAGGGATAGTAGCAGGAGTACCAGTTGAACAATTTAAAACTGAAATATTTAATCCTAACTCTAGAGACCATATAGCAGACAGATTAAAAACATTAGGTTGGAAACCAAAAACATTTACAGCAACAGGTAAAGCTGAAGTAAATGAAAAGGTTTTAAAATCACTACCTTATGATGAAGCTAAATTAATATCGAGACATTTACTAATTCAAAAAAGACTTGGTCAGCTAAGTGATGGCGAACAAGCCTATTTAAAACTAATTACAAAGGAGAAAAAAATTCATGGAAAAATTATCACATGTGGAGCAGTTACAGGTCGCTGTACGCACTTTAACCCAAACCTTGCACAAGTCGTTGCAAAGGGTTCAGAGTATGGCACTGAGATGCGTAGCCTTTTTGTTGCTCCTACCAATATGGTTATGTGTGGTATTGATTTTTCTGGTTTGGAGCTTCGTGTGTTGGCAAGTTATTTGCATTCGTATGACAGTGGAGATTTTGCTAAGACGTTACTTGAAGCAGATATACATTCCTCAAATCAACAAATTCTTGGATTGGAAACTCGTGCTAAAGCTAAAACTTTTATTTATGCTTACATCTATTCTGCAGGAAATGAACGCATCTCTGAAATACTTGAAGTCTCTGTTACAGAAGCCAAAAGAATAAGAGAAACATTTGAGAGAGCTATTCCAGCGTTACGAAATTTAAAAAATGCAGTCGCAGTAAAATATAGAAATCAAAAATGGATTTATGGTTTGGATAAAAGAAAGTTAATGTGCAGAGCAGAGTACAGTTCTTTAAATACATTAATCCAATCAGCAGGTGCTTTATTAGTTAAAGCAGGAACAGTGATAGTTAATAACGATTTACAACAAGCAGGTTTTGTTTGGGGTAAAGATTATAGAATGGTTCTACATGTTCATGATGAAATGCAGTTCGTAGTTCATAAAGATAAAATTGAAGAATTTAAAAATATAGCAAGTGGGCTATTTAATAAGACTAAAGATTACTTTGGTTTCAAATGTGAATTAGCAGGAGAAATTAAAGTCGGTTCAAACTGGAGTGAAACACACTAATAAGTTCGACCTTGACCTAAAGTTTGGTCAAAAGCATGAGAATATTTTACAGAAAGCCATTGAAGGTCAAATCGAATGTAAAGCAGATAGGCTAGTTGTTAAGTATGGCAATGTATTTATTGAAATAGAGAGTAGGGGAAAACCATCAGGAGTAATGGTTAGTACTGCAAAGTTCTTCGCAATTTGTCTGGTTGTTGAGAAACGAACAAACAATGTTTGGGTCTTGATACCCACAAAAATTCTAAAAAAACTAATGAAGAATTACCCCATCAAAGCAGGTGGAGATAATTGGACTTCCAAAGGTCACATAATTCCAAAAGAAGATTTATTGAATTTAAAAATATGAAGAAGCTATTAAAAACTAAAATTATCTTACCAGATATTGATACAGAAGATTTTCCATACAAATTCTACAAGGTGTGGTGGAGTGATATAATTTCTTCTCCAAATTGGGAGACAATTCCACAATTAAAGAAATCAAAAACAGCAGTGTGCATAACAATGGGTTGGTTGTTATCAACAAATAAAAACACTTATGTTTTCATTGGCGACATTAACTTCAATGAAGATGGCACAATCAATGAGGGTGGTAACTCAACAGTAATACCAAAATCAAACATACTAAAACTAAAGGAGATAAAGTTATGACGCAATTAGATGAAGGACACTTTCATTTACACAGTGCAAATAAAGACAAGATGAATAATATGAATAAATTCTTTGCTAACCAGAATAAAAAAATGTTAGTTGATGGAGACCTACTAGTCTACAAGATTACTTCCTCTTTGGAAGAACCTATTGACTGGGGTAATGATATTTGGACTTTAAGTTCAGACCTTCACAAAGGTAAACAATTATTTGCACAATGTATTGCTTTCTATTGGAAGCTAACAAAAGCTAAAGATGCAATCATTGTATTTTCAGACAAAGAAAATTTTAGAAAAAAAATTGATAGCCTTTATAAATCACATAGAAAGAAAATTAGGAAACCAATTTCTTATTCTGCTATGAGAAAGTGGATTGAAGAAACACATCACACTATTTGTTATCCAAATTTAGAAGCTGATGATGCAATAGGTTTATTAGCTACAGGCGAATATAAAGATAATTGTGTAATCGTTTCTGGCGATAAAGATATGAGAACAATACCTGCATGGCAGTGTTGTATCATTGATGACCAAATAGAATATGTAGATGAAAAATTAGCAGACTTAAACTTCTGTACTCAAACATTAACTGGAGACCAAACTGATGGTTACAAAGGTTGTGTTGGTGTTGGAGCTGTTAAAGCATCTAGAGTTCTTAATGGTAAACAAAACATTGATGAATGTTGGGAAGCAGTAATTGCAGAATATAAAAGAAATAAATATTCTATTGATGATGCTTACCACCAAGCAAGACTTGCCAGAATATTAAGAGATGGCGAGTACAATTATAAAACACACAAAGTAAAACTATGGGATTACAATTATGAACAGTTCAGAAATACTGAAGAAAACAGAAAAGCTAGTTAGTACAGATAGAGCAAATAAGCATGGAGACAAGGTTGAGAACCATGAAAACATTGCAAGATTATGGACTAGCTATATGCAAAATAAGTTTAAACTTAACCTAATAATACTGCCAGAAGATGTAGCAAACCTAATGTCCCTGCTAAAGATAGCCAGAACACAGGCAGGAAACTTCAATCTAGATGATTACATTGATGCTTGTGGTTACTTGGCAATCTCTGGCGAAATCAGAAACAAGAGGGAAATGATAAAAAGTTCCCCTTTAGGAGTATCTAATGACAAGAAAAGTGCAAAAGCCAATAGTTAGTAAAGAACTAATAGATTATTTGGATAGTATTTTTCCAGAGAAATCTGCTGACCTAAAAGATACTGAAAAAGAAGTCTTCTTTAAAGGGGGACAAAGGTCAGTCGTTAATCACTTAATCAAACAACAACAAATACAAGAGGAATAACAGTTATGTGTCTAGCACCAAGAATGCCAAGTCCACCACCTGCTCCAGAGCCAATTCCAGTAATGCAAAATACTGTGTCTAATGCTACTACAAAGCAAAATGCTCCTGCAAGTGCGGATAGTTCAGGCAGAAATGTCAATGTTGCATCATCAACTGCAAGAAGAAGAACAGGTAGAGGGTCATTAAGAATACCTTTAGCTAGTTCAGGTTTAACTTCTAGTGGTCTGAATTTACCAAGTGGGTAAATATGTGTGATGGTTCAAGAGGTAGACTAAAATCGTTGAATGACGACAGTGTCAAAACTTATAAACTAGCTAACTCTTATGGTGGAACTAAAGTTAAAGACCTTCCGAAAGGTGGAGCTACAGCTACAGGCAAGAAAAAACAAGAATACGATAATGCTGTAAGTAATATTATTGTAAATAGAAAAATAGCTAGGTCTACATTAAACATTCCAACAAAAAATTATAATTCTGGAAGTGGTTTAAAATTACCAACATAATAAATGGAACGATATAGTTTAGGAGATAAAAATATTTCTGAAGATAAAACTTCAATACAGTCACAATACAATAAGCTAGAGATGAATAGAGAAGTCTATTTACAGAGAGCAAGAGATTGTGCCAAGCTAACTATTCCTACTTTATTTCCAGACAAAGGTAGTAACGAAGCTACAGAATATCAAACACCATATCAATCAGTTGGTGCAAGAGGAGTAATGAACTTAGCGTCTAAATTGATGTTAGCTTTATTTCCACCCCATGCTCCATTCTTTAGATTAAGTGTTGATGATTTAGTATTCAAACAAATTCAAGGCGACCCAAAAACTAAAAGTTCTATTGAAGCAGGTTTATCAGGAATTGAAAAAGCAATCATGGATAACATGGAAGTTTCCAATGACAGAGTTGCTGTATATGAAGCACTGAAAAATTTGATAGTTAGTGGGAATGTTTTATTAAAAATTACAGAGACAGGTTTAAGAGTTTATAGATTAAACAATTATGTAATTAAAAGAGACCCACAAGGAAATATTTTAAAAATAATAATTAAAGAAGTAGTTAATTTAGATACATTGCCTGAAGAAGTTAGAAATGCAATTATTGAAGGTAAGTCAAAAGAAGAATACGAAAACAAAGAATTAGATTTATACACTTGCGTAACTAGAGAAGCTAAAGGTTACACACTAATGCAAGAATGTGGAAAGAAAATAATCTTATCCACTAAATACAAACTAGATGCTTTACCATTCATTGCTTTAAGATTTAATAGAGTAGATGGAATGGACTATGGCAGGTCACATTGTGAGAGCTATTTAGGAGACTTAAAATCGCTTGAAGGATTAACAAGAGCAATTCTAGAAGGTTCTTCAGCATCAGCTAAGATGTTATTTATGGTAGCTCCTAATGGAACTACTAGAGCATCATCTATAGCTAAAGCACCAAATGGTGCAATTATTGAAGGTTCTTCAGGAGATGTAACAGTTCTACAAGCTAACAAGTTTGCTGATTTTAGAGTGTCATTTGAGATGATGAATAGAATAGAGCAAAGATTGCAATATGCCTTCCTATTAAATTCAAGCGTTCAAAGACAAGCAGAAAGAGTTACAGCAACAGAAGTACAATTAGTTGCACAAGAATTACAAGATGCTTTGGGTGGAGTTTATGGAATACTTACTACAGAGTTTCAGCTTCCTTATATCAATGCAAAGATAAATATTTTAAGAGAACAAAAATTATTACCAGATTTACCTAAGAAAATTGTGCGACCTAAAATCATTGTTGGTTTAGAAGCACTAGGTAGAGCAAGTGACAGAATTAGACTTTTACAGTTCATGCAAGATTTAGCAGGAACACTAGGAGCTGAAGTACTTGCACAACATATAAATCTTGAAGATGCTATTAAGAAATTTGCAATAGCAAATGGTGTAGACACACAAGGTTTACTTAAAGACCAAGAACAAATCCAACAAGAACAACAACAGGCACAACAACAACAGTTTGCACAAAAAGCATTAGCCGACCCAAGAGTAGCAATAGAAGCAGGACAAGCTCTAACTAACTCTAATGTCGGAATGAGTGTAGATGAAAATGGACAACCTGCCTTAACCCAAGAGGAATAACATGAGTACAGATAGATTAGAAGTAAGACATCAAGAAACAAATAATGAAACACTTGAACAGTCAGCAGAAAAATTAAAAGCAGATGGTGTTGATATTAATAAAGACCTTAGCGTCAATGCAAATGGAGAAGGAATTAAAGTTTCAGAACCAAAAACAGAAATGCAAAGTTCAGAAGAAAGACCAGAATGGTTACCTGAAAAATTCACTAATGCTGAAGAACTTGCAAAAGCGTATGCAGGTTTGGAAAAAGAATTTTCTTCAAGAACTAAAGAAGAAGTTAAACCTGAAGAAGAAACTAAAACAGAAGAAGCTCCGCAACAAGGTTTAGATAAATTCTATGAGGAGTTTGCTGATACAGGAGAACTTTCAGAAAAAAGTTATACTGATTTAGCTAAACAAGGTTTAGATAAAACTTTAGTTGATACATATATTGAAGGACAAAAATTAGTTGCTGAAACAAATACTAAAGCAATTCAAAATATTGCAGGTGGTAAAGAAGAATATACAGAACTTATGGAATGGGCTTCTACAAACTTAACTGCACCTGAGACTAAAGTATTTAATGATATGGTTGATAGTGGAGATATTGAAACAGCTAAATTTGCTGTTCAAGGTTTAATGTCAAAATCAGGAGCAAATCCAAAACAACCTTCTTTGTTTGAAGGTACTAGTGATGCAGTTTCTAAAGATGCTTTTGCCAGTGTTGCACAAGTTACAGAAGCAATGAATGACCCAAGATATGACAAAGACCCTGCATATAGAAAATTAGTAGAAGAAAAAATAGGTAGAAGTACTGTCTTTTAATGGCTAGAGATTATGGGCGTGAATACGCTAATTATCATTCTAAACCAGAACAGAGAAAAAACAGGTCTTCTAGAAATTTAGCTAGAAGATTAATGAAGAAGAAACTTGGGGTTAAAGCCATAAAAGGCAAAGATATTGACCATAAGGATAAGAACCCCAGAAACAATTCTAGAAGCAATCTAAGAGTTCGTTCTAAATCTAGTAACAGGTCAGACAATTACTAATGTGGTTTTCACTAGCTAGGTTAGCATTAAAGACTGGTTCTGAAGTTTATAAGAATAGAAAAGAAACCAAAGTACTACAGAGTATTGCAGAGAAAAGGCAAATGCAGAGGGTCATTGATGGGGAAATTGAAATGGTTAATACTGTTAAAACTCATCAGGCAAACGACTTAAAAGATGAGATAGTTTTAATAATTATTTCAATTCCATTATTAGTGTGTGCATGGGGTATTTTTTCAAATGATGCTGAAATTATTTTTAAACTTGATGCCTTCTTTGACCAAGTAAATAAATTTCCATTATGGTTACAAGGTTTAATAATTGGTGGCTATTCTTCTGTACTAGGAATTAAAGGTGTTTCTGCATTTAAGAAAAAGTAATGGCAAAACAAACAGGCTTTAATTATGAAAAGAAAACTAGACCTAAAGTTGGAAGACATAAAAAAAATTTAAACAAAGACGAAAAACGAAGTTACAAAAAATATAACCGACAAGGAAAATGAAACATATAATATTATTTATAAATCACTACTCTAGTAAAATTCAAGTTTGGTCATGGCAGAAGCTATGGGGAAATAAGAAAACAGGATTAGGTTACAAAACAAAAATTAATACAGAAAAATAATCTCATCTTTTTTTAAAGAGAGATGACTAATTTAAAATCAATGGTTGCCAGTCACGACTGATAACTTCCTGAAGAAAGTAAGATTAGGGGTTAAATCAATAATAACAATAACAGAGGAGACAATAATATGTCAAACGCAGTAACTTCGAGACTAGGTCTCGTAAACAACTCTGGAACTGGTTATAATGATTTATTTCTCAAGGTTTTTAGTGGCGAGGTTCTTGCTACTTTTGGGAGAGAAAATCTAATGTTGAACATGACAACTACTAGAACAATAAGTTCAGGGAAGTCAGCTCAATTTCCAGTTACAGGTACAATCGCTAGTGGGTATCACACAGTAGGTAATGAAATCGTTGGAACACAAGTTAAACACAACGAAAAAATTATCAACATTGATGATATGCTTTTAGCACACGCATTTCTTGCAGAAATTGACGAACTGAAGAATCATTATGATGTTCGTAGTCAATATTCTACTGAGATGGGACAGTCACTTGCAAAAAAAGTTGACCAACATTTACTACAATTAGTTGTACTTGCTTCAGCAGGTTCAGCAACTATTACTGGTGGTAATGGTGGTTCAAATGTAGTTGATGCAGACTGTAAAACAAACGCAACTTCTATGGTTGCATCTATCTTTGAAGCAGTTCAAAAATTAGATGAAAAAGATGTACCAACATCAGACAGATATTGTGTAGTAACACCAGATATTTACTACCAATTATCAAACATAGATAAACTTGTATCTAGAGACTTTTCTTCAAACAATGGAGATTTCTCAAAAGGTCAAGTTATTATGGTAGGTGGAGTTAGAATAGTTAAATCTAACACTGCTGTAACTGCTTTCACTGACCAATCGTCAGCGATTTCAGGAACTAACAACACATACAATGTTGATGCTCAACATGTGGGTGCTGTGGTTTTCCATAAGAGTGCAGTAGGTAGCGTAAAATTAAAAGATTTAGTATTAGAAAATACTTACGACCCTAGAAGATTGGGAAATCTTATGACAGCTAGACTTGCAATGGGAAGCGGGATTCTGAGACCTGAAAGTGCAGTAAGAATTATAGCTCAATAGTTATAACAAAATCATAGGCGTGGAGATTAACACAGACAATCCACGCCTGTGTTTTAAATAATATGAAATATATAAAAGAATTTTTTAAAAAGATTGATAGAAAAATTGATAGTTTTTTTGACAACCTTTTTCCATTTTAATGACAATAACAACAAGAACGACTGAACTAGAAGCAGTCAATACAATTTTAAGTACGATTGGAGAAGCTCCATTATCAACCTTAACAGGTTCTTTACCTGTAGATGGTACAACTGCTAAAAATATTCTAAATGAAATAAGTAGAGAAGTTCAATCAGCAGGTTGGCACTTTAATACACAATACAAAGTAGATTTAACTAGAGACACTAATAACAAAGTTCCTATAGGTACTGATGTTGTTAGAGTAGAACTAAATAATAAATATGATAAATCTTCTTATGATGTTGTGCAAAGAGGAAGTTATCTTTTTAATTTAGCAACAAACTTAAATACATTCACACAAGATTTTACAGAGAATACTTTAATTTATCTTTTAGGTTTTGATGATATTCCTGAACAAGCAAGAAGATATATTACAATTAGAAGTGCTAGAGTTTTTCACGATAGAACTTTAGGTGCAAACACATTACATAAATTTTCTTCAGAAGATGAAGCAAGAAGTCTCGCTGTTATGAAACAAGCAGAAATGCAAACAGGAGACAACACCATCTTCGATAGTGATTTACAAAAATATATAGTTAATAGATAATGCCATTAATCAGTAGAACCATACCTAATTTGGTTCAAGGGGTTTCACAACAACCTGAAATTCTAAGACTAAATAGTCAGGCTACATCACAAATTAATGGTTACAGTTCTGTAGTAGAAGGTTTAAAGAAAAGACCACCAACTAATTATTTAGCAACAATATCTACATCAGCATTAAACAATGCTTACATTCATACAATTAATAGAGATATAAATGAGAGATATATTATAGTTATTACTAATGGAGCAATCCAAGTTAAAACAATAGCAGGAGCAACTAAATCAGTTGTGATGCAAACAAACGCATCTAACTATTTATCATCATCAGACCCAAGAACAGATTTTGTTGCTGTGACTGTTGCTGATTACACTTATATTTTAAACAAGACTAAAGTTAGTGCTATGGCTTCAACGACAAGCACAGCTAAAGTAGAACAAGCTATTTATTCAGTATTACAAGGAGTTAATAGCACAAAGTATGCAATCACTATTGATGGCAGTACATTCTCATTCACAAGTTCAAATACAAATACAGAAAGTATTAGAGATGGAGTTAAATCAGCTTGTGGAACTATAGGTAATATTACATTTACTAATGTAGGGACTTCAAGTTTCTCAATAGTTAAATCAAGCGGTACACTTACAGTTTCAGCTAGTGATGGTTTTGGAGATGATGCTTCACAAATCATAGCTTCCAAAGTTCAAAATTTTTCCGATTTGCCAAGTCCTGCAATTAACAACATGGTTGTAGAAATTACAGGAGACGCATCAAACTCATTTGATAACTACTATGTAAAATATAGTAGCTCAGATGATGTTTGGGAAGAAACAGTAGCACCATCAATTAAAACAACTATTGATAAAGATTTGATGCCACATGTTTTAATAAGAACAGCAGATGGTAATTTTAGATTTACACAAGTAGATGGAACGACTTACACACTTTCAAGCGTAGATTATACTACACCAGAATGGGGACTAAGAGTTTGTGGAGATGTAGATTCTGCACCAGACCCAAGTTTTATAGGTAAGAAGATAAATGATATTTTCTTTCATAGAAATAGATTAGGTCTTATAGCTGATGAAAATGTTGTTATGTCAAGAAGTGGAGAATTTTTTCATTTCTTTCCTGAAACAGTTACAGACGCTTTAGATACTGACCCAATAGATGTAGCATCAACTGCAAAAAAAGTTTCAATACTTAAACATGCAATAAGTTTTGATGAAGACCTATTGTTATTTTCAGACCAAACACAATTCATGCTTACAGGTGGAGCTTCTTTAACAGCAGGTAATGTTGCTATTAAAACTTCAACAGAATATGAAACTTCAACAGCATGTAAACCAGTAGGTGCAGGTAGTAATGTATTCTTCCCTTTTAATAAAGGTAGCTATACAGGAATGAGAGAATTTTTTGTTAAAGACGATACTGGAACTAAACAAGCAGATGACACTACAGCTAACATACCAAAGTATATTCCATCAGGAGTTTTTAAATTAGCTTCAGCAACAAATGAAAATATTTTAATTGCATTATCTTCAAACAGTGCAGACCAAAATGCTTTGTTTGTTTATCAATATTATTTACAAGATGGCAGAAGATTACAAAGTGCATGGCACAAATGGACTTTTGGAACTTCAAGTACAGATAAGATTTTAAATATAGATTTTATTGAAAACACTTTATACATAGTCAATCAAAGAGGAACTGATGTATTTTTAGAAAGTTTAGATATATCTCCTGCAGTAGTAGATACTTCAGCAACTTATTTAACTTATTTAGATAGAAAAATTCAAGATGACAGTACAGGTGTATCGTCTTCATATAACGCAGGAACAAATCAAACCACATTTACTATTCCATATACAAAAACTAATAATATGAAAATTGTTGGTAGAGTTGGTGGTAGTAATACAGCAGGACAAGAGATTTCAATAGTATCACAATCAGGTACATCTATTGTTGTCTCAGGAAATTTAACTAGTGCTAACCTATGGATTGGAGAACAATATGAATTTTCATTTCAATTTTCTCAACAATTTATCCAAGTAGCAGACAGTAGTGGTTCTAGAATTTCAGTAAGAGAAGGAAGATTACAAATAAGAAATTGGAATGTTTCCTATAATGATACTGGCTATTTTACTACAGAAGTAGTGCCAGTAGGTAGAAGTACATCAACTTCATCATTTACAGGAACAACAACAGGTACAGGTGCTTTAGGCGTAGTTAATTTATCTGATGGAGATTACACATTTGCAGTTCAGTCAGAGAATGACAAGCTAACTATAACTTTAAAAAACAATAGCCACTTACCATCAAATTTTATTAACGCAAACTGGCAAGGCTATTATGTTACAGCATCATCAAGGGAATAGTCATTTCAGACTAACAACTCTTGAAGATATAAAATATTTAGCACCAAGATTAAGGTTCGAAGATAAAAGAGAAATTTTAGCTAATAGTGGTTTGTTTCCTTATGAAGCATTACATTTAAGTTATAAATTTTCAGCTATATCTTTTACAATAGTAAATCCACAGAATGAACCAGTAGCAATATTTGGAATTAATGATGTGGGAAATAATGTTGGAGCAATATGGTTATTAGCAACCGACAAATTAAAAGATATTCAATATACTTTTTTAAGAGAAAATAAAAAAGTTATAGATTTTCTAAATACTAAATACAAAATTTTATGGAACTTCGTGGATTGTAGAAATTCACTACACATCAGATGGTTAAAATGGTGTGGTTTCAAATTTATCAACAAACAAAAATATGGAGTTTTGAATGAACCATTTTATGAGTTCATAAGAATATAATTATATGTGTGACCCAGTAACAATGGCGGTAGTAACAGTTGCAAATGCAGGGTTACAATACAAACAACAAAAGGCTCAACAAAAAGCAGAATTTGCTAGACAGCAAAGACAAAACGAAATGGCAAAGAGAAATGCTAACATGCGTTATGCGTCTGCAGGTTTAAAAATTAGACAAGAGTTAGAAAAATCAGCACAAGCAGATTACAAGGGAACTATTAAAGCTAGGAGAGCTAGAGCTTCTTATATTGCAGGTGTAGGAGATGCAGGTGGGTTAGCAATATCAGGTTCAACAAATGCTTTGTTAGCAAACTATTATAGAACTGAAGGTAACTACAAAACAGCTATTCAAAATAATATGAATATTAATATTTCTCAATACGAGAGAAATTTAGAAGCAATTCAATTTGGACAAGAGAGCCAACAAACTTATTTAACACCACCAAATTCAAATTTACTATTTGCTACACAAGCAATGAATGTAGCCAACACTTATATGTCTTATGAATTTCAAAGACAAAACGCTGGGTTGATGTCAGGTAAAGAAAAGAAGAAACAAACTCAAAGCACTAACAGTGATGTGTGGACATAATGGCTAAAAGAGAAAGACGAAACCCTGAATTAAATCTTGTTCCTGAAGAACAAAAGGTTTTATCAACTGACTTTAATTTATTTTATGTACCGCAAGAACAACCATTACCTGCAGGTTTAAAAGAATTTACATCTTCACTAGATAGCTTTGTTAATGGTGGCTTACAAAAAGCATCATTAGGTGCTGAAGTTAAAATGAAGAAGTCTGAAAGAGCTAAAGCATTAAAAGAATATACTGAAAATAAAGGTAAGTTTAGAGATGCAGTTAAAAATGGAGAAATAGGTAAAGAAGCTAACCCTTATTACCTAGAGAAATACAAAGAATTAACACTTAATTCATTTGCTAATGAGTTTTCTGAAAGAGTAGAGAAGAACTATAATGGCAGTGGAGTTAAGAAAGACCTTACAGAAGGTGCTTTTGAGAGATTTTATAAAGAGCAACTTGGATTATATATTAAAGAAAAAGAATTAGGTTTCTTTGCACCAGAAGAATTAGAGAAAAGTTTCTTCCAAGAAACATCAGTTTACCGACAGCAAATGGAAGCTAGACATAAGCAAAACCTATTAGCTGAATTTAATGCAAATTTTGATAGTAAAATTAAAGATAGAATTGTTGGTACAATAGAAAAGTATAAAAATTTTGATACAGACCTATTAAGCGAAGGAGAAATCCAAAGCGGTATAACTAAATGGGATAAAATCTCTGAAGGTTTACAAAAAGAAATAGGAGATTTATTAAATACTACAGGAGATGGTAGAGGAGCTATTGATACAATCTTTGATGGTTTAGAACTTTATATAACAACAACAGACGATTATGAATTTGCTTTAAAAGTAATTCAAAATATTCCACAAAAATTATTAACTGGCACAGGTACAGTTGCAGATATTGGTAGACTTAAAAACAAACAACAAGAATTAAAAGATTTACTTATTTCTAAACAAAACGAAAAATTAAATGAAATTGTTAAGTTTGATGCTAACCAAGATAAATTAGCTACAGTCAATACTCACAACTTCTTAGAACAAGCTAAAAAAGAAAATCCTGATTTTAATATAAGCCAATGGACTAAAGATAAATCTAGAACTGATGCTGAAAGAATTGCAGGAGAAGCATATGAAGAAAGTTTAAAATATAGTGGTGGTACTAAAGATGATGGGAATATTGTTAAACGAATAGAAGAACATCTTGAAAATAGAGAATATAAAGAAGCATCAGATTTAGCTTATAAAGGATTTAAAGATGGCGATTTAAGAATGTCTACTTTTAAATCTTATAAAACAACTGTAATTCCAAATGCACAAAATTTAGAAGGTAATGTTTATTTTGATGATTTGTATATTTCAGGAAGTTTTGATGCTTTTGATAAAACTATATCTTCAGGAAAATTAGGTGGAAATGTAACTAAAGCAATTACAGCTAGAGCCTTCCTAAGAAAAAGACTTTTAGCTTGGTTAGATGCTAATGCTGATAATTCTATATACGAAGGCAAGACAGGAGAACTTCAAAAACAAGAAGATTTTAATGCAGAGTTTGACAAACAAATTTTCCTTATGAAGAAAACTGGAGAATATGAAGTCTTGTTTGGTAAAGGTCAAACTGAACTTACAGGTAAAAACTCAGTTGAACTTTTAGAAGAAAAAACAAACAAAGCTGAAGAAGACTTAAAGAATGAACCTAATGATTTAGCACAAAAGATTGCTGACTGGTCAATACTAAAATCAGTTCCCTTTAGAGAAAAATATGGAATTACAAAAGAACAATTTGCAAAGGAAAATAACTTATAATGAAATTAGATTTACCAAATGGAACTTCTATAGAAGTACCTGATGATATTACTGAAGAACAGAAACAGAAAATATTAGATAATATTGCTAATAACGAAAGTTATCAGTCACAAGAAGCTCAAAAGATTGAAGACAATGCAGAGCAATCAGGAATGATTGGCGATTGGAGACCAGAAGGTGCAAAAACCAGTTGGTTATTTGATAATGCAGTAGTTGCACCATATGAAGCATCAAGAAAGTTCATAAATAGTACAAGTAGTCTTGCAGAGGGATTAGGGGACACTTTAGGAGAAAAGACTAATTTAGGTGGCTTCAGATATGGTAAAGAAGCGTCTAATGGAATGATGGAATATGTTCCATACGACCAAGCAATTAAACTAGGAAATGTTAAAGGTCTAATCAATCCATTTTCAGGAAATATAGGTAAAAAGGATTACAGCAAGATTAAAGGTCTCTTTTATGACCCTGATAAAATTAATCCTGAAGATAACACTGAAAGTCTAACAGCAAGTTTTGTAGAAGGCGGATTTCAATTCGTAGCAGGTTGGGTTACAGGCGGAAAAATCTTAAAAGGTTTAGGTGTTGGCACTCAATCAACAAGATTAAAACAATTTGGTAAAGCAACAACACAAGGTGCTATTGCAGACTTTGTAGGTTTTGATGAATTGTCAGGAAGATTGACAGACATGATTGTAGAACATTCTCCTGAGATGGCAGATACTTGGCTAGGTTATTTACAGTCCGACCCTAACGATACTTGGTGGGAAGGTAGAATGAAAAATACTATTGAAGGTGCAGGTATAGGTACATTTGCAGATGTGTTGATGGCAGGTTTAAGAGTTAGCAAAGGCTATATTTCTAATAACATTGATGAAAAATTAATTGCCAAT